GAATCCTCGATCGCAGGCTCAATAAACGGACGCGCAGGGATGCCCTGCATGGGGGACCCGTGGGATTGAACGAAAGCAATCTGCGCATTATTGATGTTGCCAGCCTTGCGCTCACTCTTCTCTTCCGGTACCCCCACCAAGACTTCCAAGTCAGCCAATTTACTAATACGATCGTAGAGGTTGATGGTTTTGTCAGCCCACTCTAATACGGCAATCCGTGGTCCGTGTGCCATCAATACACCCCCATCCCACCTTTTCCCAAAAGGCGCCCGATGGTGGCAAATTGTACACCATAAGTAGTTAACTTCCATGCGGCCCAGCCATTTAAGTCTTGAACAACAGAACTGAAGTCATATCCGGCCGAGAGACTGTCCACTGACTCGCTGGTTCGCAGCCCTTTGGCGTGACTGATCTCTAAAACTTTCGCCGCCGGACTTCCTGGTGCACCTGTTCCCTGTAACCATAACGATGCCCAGTGCGCGATGAACAAGCCCATGGCAAGCTCCCAATACTCAATCCATCGGCCATACCCTACTGCAGAATTAGCCAGTGTTAGATAAAGCGTCAACATCGCTGCGGGAACCGGCCCAATGACTGCGGGAACCGCGATGACTAACGGGGGGCCCACCGCTGCAGACACCGCCGCTTGGTTTAAGAACTGCGGATATGCCGGATAAAAGTTGTCCTTCAATGTGTAGGCTGGATTGGTGTCCCTCCTAATATTGGAGGCATTTGCCACTATCCCTAGCTCGTTGATGTCTGTCTGGTTGGTCGGGTAGTTATTGGCTATAATATTTTCTGGAAAAGGCATAGATCATGCCTCCTATTTTTTACTCCCCTGTTGGCTGTGTTTGTTACCGGTGACGGGTTTCTCTGCCGCCTTGTTTCCCACAACTTCGACGTCCTCAGAAGGATCGCCGATGTTATGCTCGATTTTGAGTTCCTGCTCTAGACTTCCGATAACACTGATGCTACCATCCTGGACGCCCCACTTGTACATGTTGTCCTGCGCTGCCCAATCCGGCACATTCACGAAACCGAGAACGGGAGTGGTGACCGATTCGATCTTTACCAACTTCCCGTTATCTACTCCGTGGCGACTGAACTCAAACACCTTCTTAGTAAATAGTCTGATCATAAATCTTCCCCTCCACTTTCTACTTTCCCTTTACTTATATTCCGTCAACGTAGCGAACGCACTGGTAGTACAGGAACTTCGGGACTCCGATCTGTGCCGCATATGCAGTCAGATAGGCCATGTTCTCGACGCTGGGCTGAGTCATGATTCTGGACAAGGCCACGGTCAGATCAAAGTAGAGCTTGTCTTCATCATTAACGTAAGCTACCATGCGGTCGGTTGCAGGATTGCCAGCACCAGCGCCTATGCACCACCGGGAAGGAGCAATAACCAAATCTATCCCTTGGTTGCGCCCGATGTTGTTGTCGAGCAGGAACTGCAGGATACTCGTGTTACCCGCAGTGCTGATCTTGGTTCCTACCAGCATTGCATACTGTGCAGGCGGAATCAGGATATGGTTAGGCATACCGGACAGATCATACTCGGATGCCGCCCATGCAGCTGTCATAACTGCGTTGATATCGTACAGGATTTCATCCGGAGTTTTGGTGGTCCAGGCCGGATGCCCAGCAGCACCATTGGCCGCGGCAGCATGGGTAACGCCTGTATCATTGACAATTCCGGTGGTACCCGCAGTTGCGAAGCCCTGATACACGTTCTGGTCTATGGCTTTGTTGTAGTTGAGACGAATGCCCTTGTCTAAAATATCATCCAAGGAGCGCCCAATAGCCTGCAACTTGGCCTGATCCACAAAGGGAATCTTAAGGATGTTGGCCCATGTGAACACCTTATAGATGTCTTTACCGATGTCCGCCTGCATGATGGGGATGGCATTCGTTTCGCCATTAATCAGTCCGCTCTGGCTGCCACCAGGAACAGCATAGGACACATTATATGTGCTGGTGAATTCTACCCATCCGCCACCGGTCTTGGCCACGATATCACGAGCCCAAGTTACTGAGGTTAGCGGTTCACGGATTTTGGGATCACGTTTCTCAAGCTCGCCGATCAGGAAGGCCATGCCTCCTGCAGTCGCAGCGTCGGTGGTCATCATGGCGAAGCGAGCGTCTCCCGCTTGAACCATTGCGTCAATGGTTTTGACGTCTTGTACAGGATAAGTTGATGTTCCAAACATTAAGTACTCGCCTCCTTATGCGTTATTCCGGCTAACAATAGCCAATTCAGCAACGTTGTTCGAATCAATACTGTCAGAACCCCAGCGACAATTGGTCAGTGCTACGACCGACGGAGAACCGGCAGGCGTCGCGGTGGCAACTAAATCACCAATAACAGTGTTGGTGCCTGCGGATGTGCAAACCCATACACCAGCCAGTGGAGTGGGCGTGCCTTCTACGCAAATTACGGAGATAGAACCTCTTTCAAGGATGTCGGCGACTTCCCCAACCTTATACTTGCCGGTTGCAGGCACATAATCGGGGGACTGTTTCACTTCTCTTACGGCTATGCCGAGGAAGTTGGCCAAAGTGTCGGCCGCCCCAAATTTAGTAACCTTATTGGTCGCGCCGATAACAACCGGGGAACCAAAGGCAATGTCGGCCGTCGCAATCTTACCTGCTATAATGCAGTCAGAGTTGCGAGCGAAGGATCCGGGGTAGCCATTCAGTAGGCTTGTACCTATAGATTGTCCAGGCATTTATTTTACCTCCTTTTTGTAATGGGGATTGTGTTTCGCTGCCCAGTTCTTGCCGTCCTGTTCGGGATCGACTTTAACTGCAGCGTCCTGAGTAGCTTTGCGAGCATTAGCGACCTGCGCCTTCTGGATGCCGGCATAGCCACCGAACTGAGAGGGCGCCTTGTTTGCCATCTGGGTCCTGAAGCTTTGGGCCAGGCTATCAGACACTTGCTGACGGGTTTTGGCATCAGGAATCTTTGCGATAACGGTTTTCATGGTCCGTACCGCATTCAGCATGGTCGCACGATCGGCGCCCGGAATGGGATTCTCAGGTAAGAGATCATTGGGAGCTACTGGACCAGGACCAGGATCGCAGTCGGTAATCTGCTCGGGTGAAAGGGTTACGGCAGCCTCACCATTGTCTCCACCGTTGCCGCCCAGTTCCTTCTCTAGTGCATCTAGTCCCTGAGGAGCCTTCTCACCCTGCTCACTCTGCTCGCCCTGCACCAGTTGGCTTACTACAGCGGTCAGCGCATCAATTTTGGCGGTGAGGGCTGAGATCGCTGGATCAACTCCCTCCTCATCTTTAATCGCAGGAGCTACCATGGGTTTCATTGTGGGAGGTGTGGCCAACCCGTCGTCCGCCGGCTGAGAACCATTGGTCAACTTGGCGGCTTCGAGCAGCTCTTCGGGAGTTGCGCCGTCTTTGACAAACGAGCCCAGCATTTTTGCTTTTACTACGTCTACTATGTTCATTCTTTTGCCCCTTTCCATTAATTTGTCGGCCGAGTCCTTAATGGCCACATCGTGACCGGCTCGGCCATTGCCTACAACAGCTACATGGTTGCCTCGAATCTGGGTCTGTGCAAACTTGGCGTCCTCGCCTGGAATTGGTGTGTAAATAGCGTTGTAGCCGCAGGAAACTTCCCGCTTTATATCATGCTTTACATCAGAGATCAATTTGGGATCCTTGATGATCAAGTCTGCTAACAGGGAATCGGCATCCTCGCCCGAGCCCTTCCGAACGTTGGTGACATGCCCCTTCTCCAAGGAGGAGTAATTGTCGGGCCTGACCCAGTCGGATGGGTGCTCGTCGGTGGTGCTCTTGCCCTCGAAGCTCGCTATAGCCGCGGGGTGAAAAACCTCTTCCGGGGAACGATAGACTTGGACCTTGTGATCGTATAGATCATTCTGCCCGATCTCTTGCCCCAGATATTCCTGCCAACCTGTTCTGCCGATGGGGACGTTATGACAGATGAGGTATCCCTCGGGAGTCTCTGTCATATTCTCACTTATCCGGTCTCCGTAGTATGCCTTTGCCATCCCTAAGTCACCTCACTATCTGCTACATTCCTCCCATCCAGCTAATCTGGAGCTTGGCTCCGGCGGCGGAGAACGCCAGGTCATAGACTGAGCCAGCTATCAAAATCATATCGGAATCCTTTACCGGAACCGCTACTGTCACCACAGCACCAGCATTAAGCTTAACTGCGACTCCGTCCTTAATAAGATACAGAGTCCCTGCGGTGTCAGAAGTTACCCACAACTTTGCGCGAGTGGTCTCAATTGCAGTATATGGGGTTGCCAATATTCCAACATTGGTTCCCGCTACGACAACTGCACCAGTGAGCAGTTTGAGTGTTGTCAAAGCGATGTCGGTTGTAACCCCTGCAGCGGTTGGCCCAGCAGTTACCAATACGGCGGATGCCCCGCCTACGGCGCCGGAAGTGATAACATACTTTGAGTTGGTAAACGTACAGGTCATGGCTGCATAGCTGGCCGGGACTCCAGACAAAGCGCGGGCCACCGATTGGATTTCTGCGGCAATGTTTGCACCAGTCGCATCCGTATTGGTCAGCGTTATCAGCCGGGGGGTGGGATCACCGTCTAACTGTAGGTAGAAGTTCGGTCCGGTTATGCCGGACAGCGTGGTTGCCGGGCTTGCTGCACTGGTCAATGTCCCAGCGGTTCCTGGGCCTGCAGCCGCCACAATAGCTGATAGGTTCGCGATGGGAAATCCCAGTGCATTGACGATTTGTGTGTTTTCGTTGAGTATTGGCACTATTCTTGACCTCCTTTAATTAATTTTGTATTTTGTGCCCGAGGGCATTGATACCTAGCTTGATTTTGGTATTAAAAAAGAGAGGTCGTTACCTCTCACTTGTCCTGCATTCGCGGTTCCGATAGTGCTAATTAACCAGCGTTTCTAGTATCGCCTGCATATCCGCTTGTGGCTGTACCGGAGTCTAAAGATGATGTAAAATCTTTTGCGCTCAGCGTCTCAATAAGATTAGCTATGTTTACTATTGTCCCATCCTCTTTTAATAGGCGTCCGGTCCCGGGGGGCAGTTGTTGTATGGTTGGATTTGGCAAATTTTTATCCTCCTTTACAATTTACTAAATTGTGCTCGGGACATCATTCTGATTGACCCTTGGCAATATACTTTATGCGGCCAGGATATAAGATCAAGATTCACAATCGGAGCCCCAAAACAGCGACAGTTGTAAATTTCCCCAGCATTGTATTTTCCTTCCGACTTCTCCCCAGCCAGGACTTCCGGCGCGGGTGGATCGTTCCAGTTAATCAACACCTTGTCCATCTTCTTGTGGCTCAGTCTCACTCGGCCGTCTTCGCTGGTCTGCCACTCATACCAATTCACCCCCATGTTCTGAGCCCGCACCTGCGTGATCGCGGTGTTGGTTTTGCTGACCTCCGTGCGTGCTATCAGCGACGCTCTGACCTTGCTGTGCTGTGGGAAGGTCTCTTGTATCTCCTTGGCGATATCCGCTGCCCTGCGGCCTTTGACGGTCTCATCGGCGATGTATCTTGTAACCTGATCAGCCAAGTCAGCCGGCAGTGTTTTAATGACGGCCGCATTACGCTGGATCTGATGATAAAACTCGCCGCTGATCATCGGACTATTCAGCTCGGCTCGCAGTGCCTTATATATAACATTCCCTCTCCCGGCCTCGCTGGCGGCCTCCCTCCAACTCTGTTTGGAGGTGGTGAACAAATGCGTCACCATCCTCCGCGCCGCCTCCACGGCATAGCGCATGAGGTCAGCATCATTTAGACCATTCCGAATGATTCGCGCAATTGTGAACGGATCAGTTTCATTAGCTATAGCCTTGCGGAGAAGGGAAATTATTGGGTCCAGCGATTTTAAATATCGAGCTTCAATTATTTTTTTAGGCCGCCACATCAGGAATCATCCCCTAGAGAATGGCAACAAAAAAGCACTTGTTAAAAAACAAGTGCTCGCTTATCACCTTCTGTTATTCCTCGTCAATTTCTCCATTCAAGGCCTTCATAAACTCTTCAAACTCTTTTACGACTTCCTCCGGAGCTCCAGGTTTGAGATGCCAGTTATCCGGCTCCTCAACAAAAAACGGACTGTTCATAAACTCAGGCATCGGTCCTATCATCTCTGGTCCCCTCCTATAATTCCTTCAGAGCCTTTTCTGCTCCCTGTCCTATCATCATAGCGTATTTGCGTGGATTAGGGTTATGCAGATATTCCATAATGGCTTCCGCAAAGAATTCATCGCGATTTGTGGCGCCATATCTGCTTAATAAGTCTCCATAAACCTTTGCACCTGGATCTCCGGTTTCCCTCATTCTGTCTCCAGCCTCTTGCTTAAACTGAGAATAAGCTTGCTCAATAAACGTATTTTTATGATGTGCATCTAATAGGTTTTTGAGCTGATGCCCCATCTCGTGAGTAACTACGCTAGAAGGATCCTCAGTTCCTACCGGATGAAAGCCGCTTGCGATGTCCCGGCTTATCTGCGTGCGCATCTCCTCGTAAGCCTTGGCCGTCTTAACAAATTTCTCTGATAGAGCTATCCCCTCATATTTTCCCCATCCCGGACCAGTACTGAAGGCATAAGCTCGACCGGGTACCTTCTTTTTCTTTACCGCCGACGCCGCGTATTTTGCGGCCTTTTCCTCATCATAGCCCATCTGCACTAGACGGTCAGTTCGTTTTACAAGGTCATCTTCGTACTTTGCTCTAAATAATTGCTGACTGGTAGATAGCCACTTGGTACCCTGCACCTGCGTAAATCTTTGTTTGAAGTTGTGAACCGCTTTATTTATTGCATTGGCGGCGGTTACATGGATATTGGTATAGTCAGTGGATTCTATTCCTAAGTTGTCGTGCGCCCACGCCTGAGCTTCTTTGGTGGTTTTATATATTGGCGCATCAGCTATTACGGGTTTCTCCGGTTCGGGTATCGGCTCAGGTGTTGGTTTGGGTTCGCTCTTGGGTTCAGTTGCGGGTTTAGATTCAGCACCAGTCCCAGGGGCATTTGGCTTAGTTATCGACGTCCATGTCGAAGTTGCTCCTATCGGCTTTCCTTGTGCTGTTTTCGGCACATCTCCCCCGATTATATTCCCTTGAGCATCAAGTAATATTCTCCGCACATTCTCGGAATCCTCATCACGTTTGATTGTCACCCAATGATTACCGCTCGATGCTGGTTGAGCATCCGTGGTTGCCATGGTTGCCGATAGTCCCATTTTGTTGATTAAGGCATTAGATAAAAGATCAAGTGCATTATCTAATGCCAACAAAGGGTTTGTTGAATCCTCCTGTCCTCCGACCGGAGAAGAAGAAGCCCCGGCCGGGGTACCAGGAGGTAAAGAAGGAGGACCGCTTTCATTGCCCGCTGGCAGCTTTGGTGTTCCCGGAGGATTGCCGTCCCCAAAAGGATTATCCCCGCCCATGCCGGGCGGCATCATACCTACCATGCCCTGCGGCTGGACCTCGGCATCGGCCTTGGCTACATCTTCGTCGGTGATGTTGGTCCACACGCCGGTCGTGCCGGACATTTGCTGTAATTCCTTGAGCGTCGTCTGTGGCGAGATTATGCCGGCATTGAACGCCGCCAGGACGGTTGTGGTCATTTTACTGCTTAGATCGGCCTTCTCGGAGTCATTGAGCTCCTCCATTGGGTTGAAGTTGAATTTAAAATCATCCGGGACCGCGCCCAGCTCGGACATAAACATGATTGGCAACAACTTATCAAATACCGGCCGCAGTTTGGATTCCTGCTTGGCACCAATACTGTCATAATAATTCTGCAGGTCGCCCTCGCCGGTAGCATTGAGTCCACCCGGGCTCCGGCCAAAGAGTTTCGTTATCGGGATCTCGGCCGCGCCGGAAACATCGGCCATAAAGCACTCATATACTTCGCTTAATCCACTGAAGGCGTAAGACTTGGTGTCAAAATCGTCGTCCTTGCCCATAACCTGAAGTCCCATGTTGTTCATTAGCCAGTTCTGGTTCTGAACCGTATTATATAAACGCTGCTGTTGCACGGCGCTCGTGCTGCTTAATATCTCCTCTAAACCATCCATCTTTAATACTCTGAGATTGGCCAGAAAAACAAGCTGCGCCATGTTCCAGCTCGTGTTGTCTCTTTTCTTTATTTCGTCAAACACATGTTCTATCTCGGATGCGCCCCAGCCGACCTCGGCTTGTTTCTCCCAGAAGGGAAGGTCACGGCCAATAAAGCGCAGCACCCGGGAGTGATGCACGTCGAACGTCTGCCGAGAGGCGTTGTTGGTTACTTGGTAGGTCTCCGGCAGTCCGAAGTCCGGATCGTTGATGTCGTCTACAACTCCAGGGCCCGGGGAGATGCCCGACCAGCGGTCTAATATCATCAATCCCATGAATGAGCCTGGGAACACGGTGTCTAGGTCAAGCGGCTGGTCGAGGTAATCCTCATGCCCCTTGATCATCATAATAGCCGCAGCGCCGCCGTACAGTCCGCCCCACTTCAAAGCTTCTAATATCTTGGCCTTGACTTGCTTTTTACGCTCCAGCTTGGATATGCGGTCGAGCGCGCCTGGCTCGAGCTGGCTCTCTAATGAATACCAGTTCTTCACCATGTCCTCGGGAATGATATCGATGATGCGCCGCACCAGCCAGTGGCTGCGATACAGCGAGTTCATGAGCGTATAGTTTTTAGTCAGCCGGGTAAGCGGATACTCCGTGGCCTCCAGCATGTTGGGGGTACCTGCTCCCAGTCGAGCCATGGGATTAGCGAAAGCGTCAAGCGTTAAGCGTATTTCGTTGTCAAATCCGACACTCATCTTATTGCCTTGCACAGCCTGCAATTGGCGAGCAGTGCTGGCATTGTCTAGCGTCATAGTCCTTTTATTTTTTCTGCTCACTTGCTAACCGTCCTCTCTACGCTGCTTTTTTATTTATAAAGCCCAACCCCCTCGTACTGAGGGTTGGGCCGAAGGATGGTGACAATTTTAACTGGCAAGGGCAAGCCAGTTAGACTATTCTTTCAATTGTTCTCCCGGTGTCATTCAAAAGGAAACATCCCTCGGAGACGTCTAGTGTGAGCACTTCGCCTGCGCGCCCGTAACTGATAAAGCCACTTGATTCGAGGGCATCATTCATTATTTTTGTTACGCTATCAATGTTGTCTAGGAAAATCCAGTTGTTTCCGTTTTTTACCTTTAATATCATACTATCATCCCTTTCTATCTGTCTCCCTATCTGCCCTTGCCAAATCTTACGCTGCTTTTTGGAGTCTCCAGTTCTTTATCTTGGTCAAACACCAGTATCTGCCGGCGTCCATTGCATGATCGTTCTGCTTTAGTGGTTGCTCAACGCCGCGGAGCGTGGCCTTCTCATCCCAGACATAGGATTTAAACTCCCTGATCGTGTTAACGCAACTCCGATGCACCTTGTACATCCGCAGTCCGAGGACCGATGCAAACACCCGGATCCCGTCAGCCACATCGTTGTTGGCGTCCTTGACCCGGTACCCGCGGTTGCGGAGCTCCGCTTTGAAGCTCGCAGCACTTGGATCCAAGATCACCTCAATGGGTGCGTCGGGCTCGGTGGCCGGCCCGAAGAACTCCTCGAAGTCATCGGCGTACTGGCTGTCCGTCTTTTGCTGTCCTTCGTGGGCCTTGTCCTTGCTGCTGTAGTAATACTCCCGGGTTTGATAGATCGTATCGTCATCATCCCAGATCTCCAAAAAGACCATGGGGTTGGTGGTACCATAGTCGACGGCCGCGTAACGCCTCGCCTTGTAGCGCAGGTTCTCTGGCTCTTCGTCAAAGATATTCTCGTCATCGTCAAACATGCTGTATATGATGCCCTCGGCCAGCACCCAGAGTCCCAAGATGTAGCGCTGATAGAACACCCCGGAAAACAGTCGTCGGTACCGGACCTTGGTCTTATCGCTTAAGGATAGGTTGTCATCGAGCCCAAACTCAATGTAGAGTGCGTTCTTCTCATCTAGGTCATCGATCCACCCGGTCTTAAACCAGTGGAAAGGTCCCTGTGGGTTGCAGTTGAACCAGAATCGGGCGCCTTCGACCGAGCAACGGCCAACGGCCTGGTTGACGAAACTCTCCGGCATGATGGCCACCTCATCGAAGTACATCCCAGCCAGCGTAACGCCTTGAATAAGGTCCTGGCTCTGTTCGTTGTAGCCGCCGAACAGAAAAAAGTAATTTGTCACGTTGCCCTTGATGATCTCCAGGTAATGAATATCGCCGCGGCGATCGTTAACCTTGTAGCCCCGGCTCCGAAGTATGACCTTCAGCAGGATTATGACGTTTCGGCGTAGTGCACCAATCGTCTTTCCGGACATGCCGAAGTTCTGATTGTTAAACGTAGTCATGGCCCAAATCACAAAGCTCAGGCTCATGGGCAGCGTTTTGCCTGACCTTATGGCTCCTGATGCAATGATCATATCCCGGTCACAGTGTGGGGATCCTGGCATCCACCATGTAAGCAGTTGTTTTTGTTTCCTGGAAAAGGTCTTAAACTTGAACGGTGCGGGCTTTAGCATTCATCCCCATCTCCGTTCCATATGTCTTTTATGGCTTCGGCTTGCAGTGCTTCGATAAAACCGTCGTCCTCGACTGGATCTCCTTCCGGATCTTTAATTTTGGCAATTTCAGCCCTAAGCTTATCAACCCTCAGTTGCTGCTCCTCAACATCTAAATCCTTATGCAACATTTGCTCATACCTGGCAATCAACCCTTCCAACGTCTTAATAGCCCTTGATTGAGCGGTCAGGAAAGTGGCTTGCTTATCCCATGCAAACTGCAGCTCCCACTCTTCCTCGTGGTAGGTTTCAATTGCTTGGTAGTCTTTTTCGCTTCTATCGCCAGTATTCTTAACATCCGACATCACCTTGCGTTTTTTAAGGTGCTCGGTGATATCCTCCTGATCTTTGACAAACATGATCTTCTGCGCTCTGGCTATAGCAGTGTATTGGATTACAATCTGCTCCCAAAGGATCTCAATCGAGCTCTTAACTTGGATATCATCCAGGATAGCCCGAGTCTCCTCATCATCCGGAAAGATACGCGAAAAAAAACCATGCTTTACTGCATGGTCGTTTCCGTTTGGGCCACCATGGCCACCTTTATTGCCTAGGGCATTTTCACTTCCTTTGGGGGCACCCCAGGGTTTACCCTCTTTCCATGGCTGTGGTTTATTTGATTGCGCAACTGTATTTGTTTGATTGCGCAACTGTATTTGTTTGTCCCATTTATCTTTAGCCTTCCAGTTTCTAATCTGGCTATCAGATACACCAAGAGTTGCAGCAATCTCTTTGCACGAGATCGAACCACCGCTCTGTTCATATTTTTCAAATGCTAGTAATCGATTGTCGCTTTTATGCCTGGGCATTTACATAACACCACCTCCACCTGAAAATCTTTAATTCATTGTGCAATCATGGCTTGCCGCCACTTGCAACCATTATAATAAGACTGATAGTGGCCACCAATGCCAGTATATTCGCGATCGTTCCAACATGATAACCACTCCAATCACAGATGATCTACCTAACTATGCTTCCCGCCCCTAGCATTCCCATGAACGTAGACGGCTAGTGAATTGAACAGCCACACATAATGACAGCGCAACAGCGCGTACACTCTTGTCGTTAGGTACAATGCCCACGTGTCCTTAAATAAAAATAAAAAGAGCCCGGCTCACTGCCAGACTCATCGATATATGTATATGTTAACTTGCCCCTTGGACCTCTAATTGCGATTTATAATATTGATTAATTAACTCATCAAGCATTTGACTCGCTTTGATCACTTGCGGATCCTGAAAACCCTTCTCAATTCCTAAATGAGCCAGTTCTTGACGTACCTTTTCTATTTTTTCGATGATGCTCAAGGAAATACCCCCCTCCTATTGCTCCTATATGCTTCTACAAAAGGGAGTGGTTTCCTGCACCTTTTTACAACATTCCGTTTTTTTCTTGCGGTGTTATAATTTATTTATTACAGGTAGCTTTATCTGGAGGTTTTGGAGCGATGTCTTTGATCAATTGGCATGAAATATTCGTGAAAACTATAAACATATTAATGCCTAACCTTGTTAAGATCTTCTGGCCAATATTGTTCCCCGTCGTACTCGGGTCAATAACATTATTCGTAATAAAAAAGGTCCACGGCAGACTCGTATACGACTTTAGTCTCCTATCCGGAGACAGTCGCAGGGAAGCTAACAGTAAAGTTAAAAAAGCTAACAATTTTATCGATCTAATATCGTGGATCCTAAATATCTTCGGCAAATAGCCATACATAGGCTTGTCGGGCAAATTGATACAACATCTAAAAGTCCTTACAAGCTTCCAATATAAAAAGCCCCCATAGGGGCTGATTATTTTGTCTTACTTTATCAGTTTGTTTTAACTCACTCTATATCTGGCGGCATTGTGTGTTTAAATTATTCTTCAACTTCTTCTATTGAAGAAATATGACTTGGATTAATTTTTAGTCTTTCCTTTAAATCAACAAAGCTGTTTATCAATATTCCCAATTGATTATGGATCTTATTATCGAGGCTCTTTTGGGTCTCGTCAACAATGTATTCTGATCCATTATCCATTCTGATTTTTAACATATTATTTCCCCTCTCGTTTTTCCTAATTCTACCACGAAAGATGAATAATACAAGCTCCGGCTTTTGGTAAGGCAAGCCCAATTTAAACGAGGGCCGCATCCCCTTCTCCAAAGGTTTCATTTGTTACCGATAATCCGCGCTCGTGTATGTAATTTTCCATTTCCAGTGTATCACGCATTTAAAGTGTTTTTAATGACAAAATTAATTGCACCTCAGAAGACGACTTGCACTATCAGTTGTGTAGACCGATGCAGTGGGTTCCCAGTATCCCATCAGTTCGCCCAAGGTCTGATATATTTCGCTCTGCCAGCGATAAAAGGTGCGGTTAGGACTCCCCGGTCGACCTGTCCTCCAAGTGGAATGGGCCAAGAAAGGGAGGGCATCGAGTACAAGCTGCGACCGGATCTTAACCAAGGTGCTGTCGCCGGCCCACCAGTAGCGACGGATAAAGGTTTCCCGGTCGGCATCTCCCTGAGCCGCCTGGCGGACGATGGTTTCCATGTGGGCCCGGTAGTGGGTGCCCTTGATTATTTTTTCATTGGCAGTTAAAAAGTTCATTACGATCCGTTCGTTCTGACAGGTGCTGTCTCCACCGGGCGAGCCCTCCTGCAGTTCGTATGTAGGGGTGATGCGGGAACCGTTGAGTAGATAATCGTTCATGATCTCTGTCTGGTGTTCGATGATGGTTCCCCAGACAACATGCATCCTCATATCTCGGTCGACCTGTGTCATCCATTCAGGGCGCTTCCCGCGCGGCCGGCTCACCTCCGCGGCCTCCAATACTTGCTTCTTATCATCAGCGTCTCGACCTCACTTCCATCAGCCCAAGGATGCCATGGCCAATTATGTCCATCCATGTGTCCTCGACGCTCTCAAAATTGGCGATCGATTTTTGTAGCCAAGTAAGATTAATGAGTCTTTCGATCTTATCACTGGCCCGCACTAGACAGCCGGCACTCCCGAACTTCTTTATGTTGTCCACGCCGTAATCCTGCTGCTTAAGATCAAGCAGGCAGACGATTTCTTCGGCAATTATGTGGTGCTCAGGTATGTAGTTGTGATTTGGGAAAAACGGAATAGGCTCATCATTCAGAGCGGTGAATTCGTCATCAAGTGTGAGGCGCTCGAAGGCCGCTTGTAGATCATCTTTTTTTAGAAAGGCCGCGTTCATCGCTTCTTTAAAGTTCTCAGGCTCGATCCCATTTACAGTAATACCGGTAACCGGCGGAATTGCTCGTGGGTGTGGGCTTTCTGTCTCGCTCATGATCGTCTCGGCCATACAGACATCAGCTATAGTCAAATCCGCCAAAGATTTATCAAATACTTCGTGCCCTTCTATGTGACAAGATTTCTCAAGCCTAACCTCTTGCGGTTTAACCGGACATACAGCGGTGGGCGTTTCCGCTATGTGATCGTTATGTGATTGTTCTGCTTTGACAACTGGCTTTTCAATCAATTCCGCTTCCTGCAGCCATCGTCTTACTACCGACCAACTTACTCCATATTCCTTGGCCAATTGATCGATTTTACAACTTAAGCGTTCAAAATCCTTTTTTAAATCCGCCTTTTCTGGGGCTTGTATTTTTGCTGGCATCCCTTCATCCTCCTTGTTTTTAATGTTGTGTATATATGTACCGACGTATCCTTCCGGGAAGGGAGGGTCAGTGCGGATAAACTCCCCCTTGGTTCCGTCCGGAGCCAACTTGAACACCCGGACGGTGTTGTCGACGAACTTGTCGGGTGGCGCTGCGTCCGGGGCAAACTCATCCCCGAACACGGTCGGGAGCACCTTGTTACTGCCGTCGAAGATGCGAACGATCATCGAGTGAAGCGGCTAAGGTTGCCGCCACAAATGGAGCATTGCTTTGAGTTATGCTTAAATATCATCGCAAGAGGTGCACAAAGTAGATAGGCCAAGCAACCCATTTTCTTGTGTACCGGGCGCACCTTGCGGTTGCAATACTTGCAAAAATACATTCCACCATCTCCGTACGCCGGTCCAATGACCAGCCACACTATTATCCCGATAATAATTAACCATCCGAGCATGATTTGTTCACCTACGCATTCTTTTCAAGATCCATCCAACAGTTCTGTTGACCACAAGGTCCTGCAATTAGATCAGGTCTATTATTGGGATCAATCCCTTTATTGTACTGACAATTGGTGCAATCACGGTTGTTGTCTTTGCGCATTAAATCAACCCCAGCGGGCCCTTCCCTCGTGCGAGCAACTTAGCTCGAGCCTTCACCTGCTCCGCCTCAAACCCCCTTAGCATCTGCTTGTTGGCCTCAATCCCGGCATTGATGATGTTGGCTCCGGACTCGATTAGATACAATGGTGGTCCGGCGCAGGTCATCTCGCCTGCCAATCCGTCGCTGACCGCCAGGATAAAGGCATCTACGTTGGGATACTCCTTGACGATCGTCCCGTCCTCCGTGTTTGTAACTGTGATTTGATATTTAGTCATTATTTTTTCTCCTCCTCCTTCACATTAACTGCTAAAAAACAAAACATACCAGGAAACCCGCAAGCCTTATCGCAAGTTCGTTGTTCATCGCAACTACTGCAGCATAGTCCATCATGTTTATGGCAGTATCGGTGCGGACTCTTGCAGACCTTCACCTCAACCACCACCTTACTGCCCCCAATACCATAGCTATCATTAGCAATAATGTCGCGGCGGTGATTGTAACCAGGATCATCGGCTGACCTCCTCAATAATCTCAATTTCTACGCGGGGCGAAGCCTTGTCTACCCCCACTATCCGGCTACCATCAAACGTTGTAATATCACGGTCGTTGAATATAACCCCGGCCTTTTCGAGAATGTCGCAGGTTGCCTGAAGGACTCCTATCAAGTCTGGCCACCCGCTTCTATTCGGCATCCAATACCGGGCACTTAGATTTAATCTCGCGCCTGGCTCAAATCTCTGACCGCGATAACCCTTAAGCTGCCAAAGACAATCAGTTTCGTAATTCTGAAAAGCATCACTCTGGGCTATATGCGGTCTGCCCTTCGTACGATAAATCTGCTGGCTGTTCTTTTTGGTTATTGGGCGACCTTTCAAAATTATCAACTGCGCCTGCCTCGCTTTTAAGTTGGTTTGGGTCATTCATCATCCTTCACACAATACAACGGGGCGTATCCGCCGTTGATTATGGCTGCCGGCGAGCTCCCTTCATCGGGGGGCCTTTTCTTCTCCCCTATCCTTTCGGGGTTGAGTATGTTGGCCAAGGTTGGGGGGTATTGATTAAAGGCAGCGTATTTGTCTAATCTCTTAATGGCCGTGTCATATTCAATTTCCGATAGATTCCTTGCCCAGGCCTGTACTCTCTCCGGAGCTGGCTCAAAAGTTGAATATAGTCCCCAAATTTGCTTCAAAAACATGGCCGTTTGCTTTTTGTCCACGGTTAAGCCTCCAGTCCCAAGTATTTGTCAATCAGATCAGCCTTGGTTTCTGTCTTGCTTGGGCTGGCTCGTCCGCCTTTTAATGCATCGTCGATGGTTGTATTTCTGAGTATGCCCGCAAAATAATTCTCTTTTTTACTATGTAAGTCAGGCTTGTTTATCACGGTACTGCAGGCATAATCGACTATCAAGGGGTCATATTTGTGCATATCCTCGTATATTTTGGCAGTTACACTGACTGCCAAGTTTCCGCTTATTCTGGTTGTGCGCAGAATATCAAAATATAAATCAATATTTTTTAACTGTTCAGAAGAATATCGAGAACGAAATTGTTCAATTTCGAGAGATAAGATATTACCCTTACCCTTATCTTTATCATTACCCTTACCCTTACCCTTACCCTTACCCTTACCCTTACCCTTACCCGATGGTTCTTCATAGGTGTTTTGCGTATCCTTTGAAGGACCTTCGGAGGTACTTAATAGGTCTTTATAATATTCCATTAGTTCCTCGGCAAATGGATGATCAAGAGTATCAAGGTCTTTAAGGATACTCTTGATCTCATTGGGGCTCATTTTCTGGTATTTGATAGCATTAATAATCCAAATTATAGATTGATCGTGGTCATACTTAATGAGTCCATTGGCCACTAATTCATCCAAGGCAGACCTTACTTGGTCGGCTGAGATATCGGTCTCATTTGAAATTGTTTTAGGAGTTATGCGGTAAAGCGCAGACTCGTTCCGGTGACTATTACTAAAGAGATATATAAAAGCGAATTTACCATTTGACGATAATGCCTGAAAGTCAGGACTTGACCAAATTTTTACATGGATTTGGCGATATGTAGCCATTAATATACACCTCTCACTTAAATTGATTGATTAAATTAATAGTAACATCATAAATTTCATCAGCACATTTATGAGGATCTGCATATATCTCACTACCGGTAAATCTTACAACTGTATAACCCGCTTTTATTAATGCCCTTTCTCGCTGTTTGTCGGCCCTAGCTTGCTGTTTGGTTTTTTCGTGGAAATCATGCCCATCACATTCAATGGCTATCTGAACAGATTTATCATTAGGCAACAATAAGGCCAATAAGAAATCGAGATAGTAAGTTTTAGCCTCTATTTTTACTGCATGTTGCGGCTCAAATATTACTGTTTCCAATTGGTTAGATAATTTCGCTCTATGTTTTAGTGGGTACATGTGCCCGCTTTGTCTCCATGCTAAAAACAATGCTTGTTCAATCGGTGATTTAATATCCATCAAAGTGGCATCAAGATAATCAAAAGCGCAACATATTTCATCCCATAAAAATTTCTTTACCGGATCGCTATATTGTTCAATATCTTCGACAAACTCCTCTAATGAGCGTTCACCGATAGCAAACCCCTTAATCATGTAATCCATCCAATCTCACCTTCCTACTCAAATTCTCCCTCAATTAATCCCGCACGCTGCCTGTTAACCAGGTCAAATATATCTGCTACCTTCCAGCACCAGGACTCAGGCTTATCCTCTGGATACTTGATCTTTTTGAATTGTTTACAGAGTGGGTCTTTGACCCGGGTTGATATGCTCCCTACCTGTCCTCGTTCCTCCTGTTGCCAGTAGCGACAAGTGCCGCAGATCTGTTTAATCTCGCTCATATGAAGTCCCCTATCCCTAAAATAAAAAACCTTGTTGTAGATGAGGTTCCATGGGCACTATGATTTCCATGGGTCCCATAGGTTCTGGCGCTACTTTCACTCGTTCGGTAATTACGCATCTTTGTCTCCTGCTCCAACCATCCATGATATATACCGGGGTGTACCACCTGGACCATTCCTCTACCAGGAGCGTGTTTCCATGTATGACTACTGCTGGGATCCCGTATAAACTGAACTGCAGGTAAGCCATTGCCACACATTTGAGATCTACGTCTACCGCGGTGACCACCAACTGACTGCAGCAATTTAACTTCCGTTTTTGCATTGCCCGGCAGAATCCCAGGACCATAGCCCCGGATCCGCAAGCCGGCTCACTCAAGGTTATGAAGCCCTTGTCTTTAATGTGCCTATTCAGATCCTGCTCACCGATCACAACTTCACCCATCATTTCGCAGATACCGTCCGGGGTGAAGAACTGCCCTTTCCATTTGTTGTGTAGCTCCAGCTCGTGGAATACTGTACCGAGCAAGTCACCTGGGCCATTCATGGTGAGTTCATCCTCCAGAGCTTCTATTAAGCTGGCTAAGAGCTTGGGGAACACTTCCTGTTCCTTGGCATTGTATCGGGCAAGAACCTCCAGATATCTTTTCTCCCGGGCCTCCCTCTGGTTCCAGTCAACACTGTTGCTCACTGCAATGGCAGCCATCTCTACAAAGTCTGAGAACACTTCCCAGGCAGAATGCCGGTAGCTGAGTTGTCCAATAAGGTCGATTAACTGCTTTATGGATTTCATTTATGAACCGGTATAAGCGTCTTTTTCCCGCAACAACTGCAAGTACATGCGCCGTGTTTAATCATTCCCCGGGCAACGACCCCAGTATCAACGAGGAACTGCTTACCACAGGTTTTACACACGGTTTCAATTTCCCTTCCGCGAATTTTAAAGCCATTAATCAGGATTTTCTTCATTTCTGGGACTTTCATATGTATAGCCACATTGCCATTCCCCCCTAAAACAAAACTAACTGGTTATCGTTTATTGCAACTTTGGTTGTATTATTTGATAACCTGACTCCATCATCCCTTTGGATCCGTTTGGCCCTATCTGATTTTGGATTTGCAAAATAGTCATTAGACACTTCGGGAGTAGGCTGGTAATATTCTTCTGGCAAATTGATTTTATATTCAGAACAGATAGCTAACATTTCGTTCTTGTCATAATAAATATGGTTGTGAACTAGATTTAAGTTAGTGCCGTCCGAGTAGAATGGATCATTACAACCATTGTTATATATGGAATGCCACTGCTTAAACTCCCGGCGAATGTCATCAATTAGATCTTGGAGTTGTATTTGCGGGGTTTTCTTTTTCACTCCACCACCCTCACTTCCACAGTTTGCCTCCCATGCTTGATACAATCCGTTCTATCCGTCATATACAGATCGATGATCCTGCCCTTGATCGCTCCCCCGGTATCCTCCGCTATGTAGCCGCCTACTCCGTCTATGACCAACCTACTGCCCAGGGGTATAACGCTTGGATCAACTGCTACCGTCCTGCCCTCTTTCGGCCAAGTACCGGTCTTGGTTTTATGCCCGGTGTAGCAATAGGCCGTGGCCTGCATGATCAGTACCCGCTGTCCCCTACTGACCTCGCTTGAAATAACGGGTTGTTTAATCAAGATTGGCTCAACCGCCAGCGACTGCGGGGTCAATGCCAGCAACAGAAGGGCCAGGATTAAGGCCCTACGCAAACAGCCACGCCAGCAGCCGCTTGTACCAGGGCAACACCTGCCATATTGGTTGCATAGCCACGCGCTTCAGTTCCTCTGGTGTGAAGTGAACCTGCACCTGCTCATAACTGTGTGCCTGGTCGTAGGTAGCTTCTTCAATTTCAACCTTCATCAACTCTCGTTCGGTCATTCGGCGGTGAATTGGGATTATGTTTGCGTTACTTCGTGCCATCATTCAGCCTCCACTCCTCTCCGCATTGTGCTTTTGTGATGCTCTATCCTCTCATCCTCCAGCTCCCTGATCCGGGCAATGAACAGATCTAGCTTATCGCCCAAGCTGTCTATACAGGACTTGCAGACTGATTCCATCAGGGTAAGCTCATCGTCTTGCACTTAGTCCACCTCTCTCAAACTTAATGGAGCCAGCCACCGGAATCAAACTCGGTGTCACAGCCGGCATGCTAGGGCTGATCGGACCACCACTGGCTAAAACCTATTTACCCTCCATAGCTGCTTCAAAAGCCAACGCCGAATCACTGGTGTCAGACTTGGTCTTATCGTCCGCAACTTTCGTGGCCGGTGGGAGTTCTTCTTTGACTACCACGGTTTCTTCGTTGTTCATCGTATAATCGGCTTCCATATACTCGCGCTTAGCGTTGGGGTCGACCTGTGCGGTATCGTCTACCTCCATGGCTTGGGCAATCTCTAAACTCTTTGGTGCGTACTTTAGCAGGGCGATTAATACCGTTTTCTTACCCATAGAAATTGGATTGGTCTGCCATCCCCCATCGCTTTTGGTAAAGGACTTGCTGAACTTCTTGCCGTGCTTGATGATTTTATTCCAGGACCAGCACTCGAAGTTATAGCCACCGTTTTTCAGGTGGTATACTGCGTAGATATGAGTCGGTAGTTCTCCGTCGGTAGGTCCGTCCTCGGACGGAACGTGAACCAAGTCCTCAAATATCCCGTATTTGACTTCAAATTCATCGTCCTTATATACTTCCCGGACGTAGATAGATTTGTATTCCCCGGTACGATAAGCCAGTGCGAGTAGTCCTTGGTAGCCCAACTGGAACGTAGCCTTGTTGTTGTAAGGTATAATATGTGCTTGTCCCAGGGGAGTATTCGGTTCTAATCCGAATTGGGCGCAGGTGATCAGGGCAGCTACAAAACTATTCTTGTCGCAGGCTGCCAGCTTGGGGTTGCCGGTCCAGATTTGAATGGCCAGCTTGGCCATGCGCTGCGGGTCCATGGTTCCCTTGGGTAAGACCGCGGATATATTCGGTATCTGCTGTTCAAAGAATTGGGCCACCGTCATTCCCGGGGCCTTGCCTTGGGTTGCTAGTTTGTCAGTTAAGGCTTTGCCGTCTTTATCTGCCATCTAAGTCATCCTCCTTAATTTATCCGCATAGCTCGGAAGCTAGTCGGTTGTACTGTATAGCCTTTGCGCTCGGTAGTTTTCCAGGTGATCTTTTTGTTTCCAATGAAAGCTATCTCCGCTTCGCCCATGGCCTGCATAAACTTTTGCTTGATAGCCTCCTTCTCTTGGTCCAAGAACTTGATCTCCTTATCCAGCTCCTTATAGTGGTCATAATCGTCCTGGTACTGGTGCATTTCTACCGCCCTGCCACTTACCTCGGAACCGTACAGGGATTTTAGTGTCCTGGCATCATCATCCAGTCCCGCCGGCAACGGTGCTTCTTTGGCTACTATGTGATTGGTCCAAAAGTCTTTTAACATGTTGACCATGATTTCTATGAAGCTGTCGTTTCTCGGAATGTACTTCCACAATAGTTTTTTCCCAACTAACGCAACCACATAGGCATAAGGTAAGCCGGTTACGGCTAGATAGTGGGCAATCTGGCAATAATATTGTGCTGGAATCTCATCATCCTGCCATTCTCTCCATTGGTTTTCGCCGGCTGTCTTGATCTCTATTAGCCCTTGCCCTAGTTCTGGATGAACCATCAAGCCGTCAATATTGGCTGACAAGAAAGGTATCGTAGGGTGCTGGATCATATAGGGATACTCGGACACTTCTATTTGTATGCCCTCCGCCTTTAGGAAGGCTGGCGGGAACCACTCGCGGATTATGGGCTCCATTTTGTTGCCGAAGTCGATGTGTACGTTATCCGATAGATCCTCACTTACGCCCAATACCTTTTCCGCATAAATACCGAATGAGCTCTTGTATTGGTTTAGTCCTAGAATCGCGCTGGCATCAGATCCCCCGATATAGCTTTTGCGAATCTCCAACCACTGGTCCTCAGTTATTTCGCGTGTGTCTGCGATAATAATGTTGTCCATCCCGTGCCTCCTTTCTTGGGAATAAATATTGCATCTTCATCCGACCAACCATGATGCAATCTTTGTTTTGTCCTTTCGTATGGAAGGTTGTATTTCTCGCAAGCCTGCGCCAACGTAAGCCGCTCTCCCCTGACTATGAGAAGCTTATTGCTTCGCATATTGTTGGCCTGTTCCTTCTGTGTTGCCCATCTACAATTTTCCTTGCAGTAGTCTCCACCGTTGTCCTTGCGCTCAATAGTAAGTCCCTCTTGGTAGGCATCCCCCATGTCTTGATAGAAACCAACGAAGCTCAACCACTTATCACATACCTTTATGCCTCGTCCTCCATAATTGGAATATCCAATTACATTAGGATCGGTACACCGGCGAACCATCGTGTGCCAAACGCCTCTAATTTTTGATTTACTCATTCCGTGAGTGCGGCTTGCCGCTATTGTCCTTTCCCTGTTTAGGCACCCGCAGCTTTGAGTTGATCCTCTTTTCAGCAAACTGCCCTTAACGACCGTTGTGTTCCCGCAATCACATTTGCATAGCCAGGTTAGATTGCGACCAGGATCAACAACTTCGTCTGACTCTACGACCAACAGTCTGCCGAACCTTTGCCCGGTAAGCTCCAGGCGCATTTATGCTACCCCCTGCGATTCAACCTGTAATTCGCCGTCGGTCACAACTGAAATGAAATACTGAAACTTGTCCTTCTCAATTTCTTTCAAAAATATGGCCTGTTGCTCTTTGTCCAGAGATTCAAATCGATCTACTGAAATAAAACGAAGTGGGCCAGCGGTTGCCCGGGCAATATCCAGTGCCAATTTGATTTGTCGGCTGGTTGATAGGTTTGTTATCGGTAGGTCGTCAATAGTGATCTGCATTTGGTCGTTAATACCTAAGCCCTTGATGGGCATTTCGATTTGCTTCAATAGGTCGGCTGGTTTCTTGCGGGCCAGTTCCACACAATCGTCCAGGTGGGACGCTCTGGCTTGCTTGGTAGACAGGGAGTCTTGCAGGGTACGCATGTTGTCGTACAGGTTGATGTAACCCTTCATGGCCTCCGCTTCCTTAGCTGCCGCTTCCAGGGGTTCAATCTCAACGGACAGTTTTCCGTCCAGGTAGGCTTGTGCTTGATTGGCCTTGTCGTTGGCGACGGCTATTTCCGCTTGCCGGTTGGCCTGGATATTCTTCAACTCAATAGCCTGTTCGTTTTTCAGGGATTGGACCCTGGTGGCCAACGTGGATTCGTCGATGTTCTTTAAGTCGTTCACATAAAGGGTGATGCGACTTTTACAGGCTTGAATATCCTCTTGTAACCGTTTAATTTTGTTCTCCATTTGGGATATTTCGCCCTCAACAGTGATTATTGTTTCCCGGATAATATCCTTGTCCTGTTCCACCGACTTTTGGGCCTTATCGATCTTAAATTCCAAAAGTTCCTCTTGTTCCTTAATCTTTAGGTCAAAGCGATTCCTAATGTTGGCCGCCGCATTATTGAGTCCATCCACAACTTTATGCGCCTGTTCCCGAAGATTGTTGATCTTCTGCGTTTCCTGAACCTTGGCCCATAGACTGCCTATATTAACCTCGCGCCATTGGTTGGCATCGTAGTTATCGGGTAACTGCTCAAATAATGCCCGGGCTTCTGCGTTAGCCTCTTTGACCTCTCCGTTGGCAATGGCCCTCTTATCGTAAAAGTATTTCTCGGCCAGGTATTCCAAGACGCCTATTGCATGTTGATTCAGATTGACCGGCGGTACTTCCCCGAACCATTCCAACAGATCTGCTTCACTTACTCGCATCGGCATTAATGATAAAAGGATCTCGGTTTGTTCCTTGTCCTTCTTGGCCATGAAGTCTACCGGGTTAAAACCAAAGCCCTCTCCTATCAATCCCTTTAGATAAGTTTCCGGCTTTGGGATGCTGGCTCCGTATTGAGTGATCTTGGAGCTAACCTTGCCGTCTGCCTTTTCCTTACGGGAAATTGAAGTGGTATCGTCCATTTCAATATATAGAGTAGCTTCCTCGGCCCCATCCTTAACGAAGCGGGTCCGGCGTTGGGTATTCTGCAGGCCCTTTTCAATCACTTCCAGAACTGAGGTTTTGCCTTTTTCATTGCCGCCGGAAATGATATTGACCTTGCCGGCATTAAGTTCTAGTTCAGTGATTCCCAAACAATTCTTGATTTCCAACCTTTTGATTTGTGGCATATCTATTCATCCTCCTTATCTTCCGAATATCGCCATTGCGGCTGTTATTAATATCCAGAACGTGCCTACCACCAGCAGGCCACAGATCGTCTCTTTTAGTTCAAGATAGCGGAACATTTAGCTTCCTCCTCTTGTGTGGTATACTGAGGTTGCATATTTTTATCGGGCGCCACTTTAGCTAGTGGAGCTCTTTTTTTCTCCGGGATAAACAACAGGGACATCACGGCGCTGGCCATCTGCTCCATTTCTTTTCGCACCCGAGTCCATATCGGCATCTCGCTTTCATCTATAATGCCGTCACACGCTATCTGCACAATCTGGGGTTCAATAGTATCCAGAGAATGCTTTTTCATCTGTAACCTCAAAACCGCTTCACTTAGACTGTCTACAGATATTTACGGCAGGTAACGTCGGCCAACTTCGTTATTCGTCTTAAGATGCATGTAAGCTAATATCGGGGCGTCGTAGATTTCTGCCATGCGGCAGACTACATCATCCGGTGGGATAGTATTGTCCGTTTCATAATCACTGAGGGACCGAGTTGATACGTTTAACGATTCGGCCGCCACATCCTGGTTGATTCGCGCAGCTTGCCTGTATAATTTGTAAATATTTTTGCAACATGTCTTCATTCTTTTTACACCCTCCTTCCCTTAATCTAGTAATAGCAGTTATCTACTGTCCCCCTTCCGCTGATCCGGTTCA